CAGCAGGGCGGGCACGGATGACGCCGTATCGGCCGACGGTCATCGCCATTGATTTCGACCGGACGTTCACGAGCGACGTGGAATTTTGGCGCCTGTTTATTCGGCAGGCTGTGCAGCGTGGGCACCGAGTGCTGTGCGTCACGGGCCGGTACGACACGCCCCAGAACAGGCTGCAGCTGGCGCAGGTGTTTGGCGAAGAGATATTTAAACGCCTCACGCGCTGCATATTCTGCAACCATTCGCCCAAGCGCGCGATGACGCAGCAGCTGGGCTATAAAATCGATATCTGGATCGACGACATGCCCGAGGGAATTGGCGCCACGGACCCGAAAGAGTTTAAAAAGCTAGAAGACCAGTTCGACGTGTGTGAAAGCCTGCCCATATTTGTAAACAGGGGCGTCAACCCCGATACTATATGGTTTCCGCCCGCTTTCCCGCCCGCCGAGTTGTAACATGCTAGACCAGATCACGACGGCGTATATTACAGCCCTGTTCCTCATATTTGCCGGCTATGTCGCTGGGTACGTCGTGGGGCGGCTGGACATTATTTACAACACGCTGCGCGCCCTGAAACGGGTGGCGTTTGGCGCCGAACCAGCAGGCGCTCCGAGCCCGGTCGAGCGCACCACGCAGAAATCCCGTACGTTCAGCGCCACCGAGCCTGCGCCAAAGTCCACGCTGGCGCCCATAGATATCAATACCAGCACGTTTGTGACCGCTGTGAACACTGCCGGCATGGAACGCGCCGGGTCAGGCGAGCTTGGCAAAACCACGGCGGTACAGGATGATATTGGCTCGTCTGTGTCCAAGTTAGCGCAGCTTAAAGGGAAATAATCATGGCCAAGGGTTTAGACGTCGGAACTTCTTTTATCGTCCTCGCCTCTGACAGCTTGGAGCCGATCAGCTACACCAGCGACGATAAGGCTGAATTTATCAGCTACAAAGATTTCCGGGACGCGTTCTACGTCATCAAGCCCACGACGCCTGTGGCCACGAAGATGATTGAGAAGGGCCTGCAGGGCAAGGTGTTTGTCAAAGACACTGACGGGAGTTTCATTCTCATCGGCCAAGACGCCATTGATAAAGCCATCGAGCGCAACGAATCTGCCAAGCGCCCCATGTACCGCGGCGTTGTCTCCCCGAAAGAGAAAGAAGCCAAGCGCGTACTGGCGTTCATTCTCAAGGAAGTGGCTGGCAAAGCCACCGAAGAGGGCGAAAAGCTGGTGTTCTGCGTCCCAGCGCAGCCCGTGGACCAAGACGACGAAGACTTTGACGTCGGCTATCACGAAGACGTCGTCAAAGCTGTACTCGCCGAGCAGGGCTACGCTGCGCGGGCCATCAACGAAGCCGAGGCGCTGTGCTACTCTGAGCTGGCCAACGACGACTATACGGGGATTGGGCTTTCGTGGGGCGCTGGCATGGTGAACGTCTGTGTCATGCTCAACGGCGAGCCCACGGTGCTGTTCTCGACCACCAAGTCTGGCGACTGGATCGACAGAATGGCCGCTGTGGCAACTGGCGAAGAAGACTCTGTCGTGCAGGCTGAGAAAGAGCAGGGGGACTTCACTATTGGCGAGGCGAACGAGAACCCCGTATTAGCCGCGGTGGGCGCCTACTACGAGCGCCTGATCGACTACACCACGAAGCAGCTGGCGGCGGCATTACTGGGCCACAAAGCGCTGCCCAAGTTCAAAGAGCCGTTATTGATAGCATTTGCAGGCGGGACAACGCGGGCCAAGGGCTTTCTGGAGACGTTTGAAAAGAAACTCGCCGAGAATAATTTTCCGCTGCCTATCAAAGAAGTGCGCCACGCCAATGATCCGTTGCATGCTGTGGCGCGTGGCTGCTTGATCGCCGCCAAGATTCTTTGAGTCTTTCTGGACAGCTTTCCGGTCGCCCAGTACGATAGGCAGCTCGCCCGAGCGTGGCGGATGTAGAGTCGTTAACAAGGATGTTAATATGGGCGGCCGGCGAGGATTTGACGGAATTATTATTGCGCATCTTGGCAACATCTCCGGCCGGCAACCAGACAAAGAAAATCAGCTGAAATACTTACAGGCGGCTCTGGATGCTGGGTATCACATCTGCGCCGAGGTTGTTTTCAGCAACGGGGCGTTTCTGTTGCCGACGGCCAAGGGCATGCAGTACGCGCCGCCGGCATTTTTCTCAAAACAGCGCGTGTGGGCCCGCTGCCACGACGCCGACACGCTCGACGCGCTGTGCAACATCGGCGCCCACGCGTTTATTGCCACGGCGGCGGATTTAACGATGACCAGCCACCAATTCATCTGGACATTACCGCCGCGAGAGCTGGCGCCGCGCTCGATTGCCGTGTACCCCGAACTGGCCGCCGCAGACTGGCTGGACAACTATGAGCCGGCCGGGATCTGCAGCAACGAACCGTCAAGCTACATTTGACCGTTTGTTTCTCTCTGTTCTTTGACAACTCAGGGTTGAGCTGCGTATCCCTTATGCTGAGGGTAATACGAGCTGTTAAACTGAAGGTGTGTCAAAAGTTAGTCGTGGTGGCCGGCTGGTTAGGCGTTTCTTCTGGAGCAGGGATGCGAAGGGGGTTACAGGTTCCGTGGTCAGATTTTGTCGGGCTCACGGGTGGAGGAGTAGCGAATGCCACACTGGTTAATTTATTAACCTTGTAAGTCGCTACAGAATTCCGGCTTCGGCTGGAACCGGACTCGCGGAAGGGGATCGCGAGGGCTTTTGACACATTAGTTATTCCGGGATTCGCGAAACGCGAAAGTCGTTGGCAACAAAGCAGTTACGCGCTATGGACCATGATTACTTACACGCGTTATCAGTGTTTAGCAGCGCCTTTGGGGCGGCGGCTTTTGCTGGGCTGGCAACCCTTTTGCGGTTTGCGCGGAAACTGTCTAAACTAGCAGTGGTCAGCGCGATGCTTAACGCCGGGTTTCTGGGGTTAGCGATTGCGCTGATCTGGTATCAAAACTACCGCAAAGCTGAGAATGTATACGGCTTGATCGGAATTTGCGTGCTGGCCGGCATGGGCGGCTCCACGTTGACCGATTTGGCTATTTCGCTGTTGTCCGGGGCTGGTATTAAAGTCACCATCGTCCATGAACGCGATCACGCAGGAGATCCCGCCGATGAGCATGACCACCCGTAAATGTCTGAGCGTTGTGTCGTGGGGCGCGTCGCTCTTGTTCTGCGGCCTGTTGCTCTTTTCAGCCTACGCTGCCGCGGCGCATAAAACCGCTGACGCCAGCCCACCGATCGAGGCGACGACGACGATTCAAGCTCAACCCTGACACTAGTGCCTGATAGCTCAACGGTAGAGCGCGCGGCTGTTAACCGCTAGGTTCTAGGTTCAAATCCTAGTCAGGCAGCACACACGGAGAAAACCATGGACCGGTTCGAGTTGGAAGAAGCGATCACGGCTTGTTTTAATACAACAGAAGACCTGAAGTTAATCACGGGCCGTGTGTTAGACGGCGAGACCACACCGGACATGCTGGCCAACACGCTGATTGGAATCCAAGAGCTTCACGAACTGCGCTGCCAGAAGGTGTGGGATATTTTCTCGACATTAATCGAACGCGGCATTATTTCGTAAAACATCCTGAAGGCCAGCTATGGACAGCTTATCAGCGCTTGATCCGCTGGCATGGGATCCTGAGTTTCTGCAAGAACATCCGGCGTATGCTGCCGGCAATGCGCTGGGCTGGCTCTATCGGGGCGACAAGCAGGCCAGCACCAATCAGCCGCTTTCGGGCCGGCTGTATGTCTCTAAGTCCGGCTGGCTTTTACTCTCGGTGCCCAACGCCCTTGTACGGGGTGTCTTCGACGCCTTGACCGCCCCGGGCGCTGAACTTCCCACCGCGGGCGTTATGAACGTGCCCAACGTGGCGAACGAGCTGTTAAACGCGCATATATCGGTCATGACGGGCGATGAAGTCGCATCCATCGGCGCGAACAAAATCAATGAGCGCGGCCACATGTTCGGCTACGCGCTGGGCGCCCTGAAAGAAATCGACGTGCGCAACGTCGACGGCGTGAGCAAAGTCTGGGCGCTGCAAGTCACAAGCCCCGCGCTGTCTGCGCTGCGCAAGAGCTACGGCTTATCTCCGATGCCCAAGGACGACGAGCCGTTTCACATTACCGTGGCTGTGCGCCGCAAGAACGTGCTGCGCCACAACAGCGTGAGCAAGGGCAACGCGGACGAGAACACCATGCCTGTTCAAGCATCGAGCCGCGGCGAGTTGAAGGCGGCTAGCCAACTTTCCCGCTCGGGACAAAAAGACCTGTTACATGGCGGAAAAGCCGATAATATGCCCGACCGGGAATTTGCCACCAAAGCCCTTCAAGAAGGACAAGCAGATGAGCGCGAACACACAGACAATGATCAAGTCGCCAAAGAAATTGCCAAGGATCACCTGTCCCAAGACCCGCGCTACTACGAAAAAGAAACGCTCGTAGAGAAGATGAGCGAAAGCGTGTACGCCCAGCAGCTCGCGCAGTCGTTGCTGCAGCGGCCGCTGAAGTACGACTACAACAAGCCTGTGTTTGAGAACGTCCAGAATCACTTGCAGACAGTCAAGCAGCGCGGGGACTTCATCCTGCAGGCCCAGCAAAATCAGCAGCGCTACCGGGCGGCGCTGGACCCCAAATATAGATATCAATTGGCCCTGCAGGCGTTTCGCGGCAACATGCCCGGACCATCGTGGCAGGACCAGTTGATCTCGCAGTATGGTTCTGGCGCGCTGAACCAGATTTCCAGCTGGGCCGGAGGGCCGAAATAACATGCCGAATGTGTTCGACACGTTGCGCAACAAGATTTGGCCGAAGCCGAAGCCGACACCAACCCCGGTGCCGCAGCCTGAGCCGCTCTCCGCGCTGGACTACGTCAAGGCGTGGCGGGTGCTCAAAAATATTCCGGTGCATAAATTAGCCCCCGTTGTGCTGTCGAGCGGGTTTGTGCTTTTTTTAGCTATCAGCGGCGTACTCGCGTGGGCGGCGGTGCTCCTGCGCTTTATGCTCGACATCATATTCATGTTTAATCGGTAATATCATGTTTGAAAAGCTTACAGCAACTGAGTGGCAGCGCGTCCCGGCCCGAATCGCCGAGCTGATGCCCTGCGCTATCGCCGTCAAAGTCGCGCACGAAATCGCCGCGGACAAGGCTGGTTTGTTAAGTGTTGGCGTGGCGACATGGGCACCTGATACCAATGCCGTGACGCTGTATTTGCCAGAACGGGCTACCAAGCAGGCTGTCGATATCTACGAACGCGAAATGGTTGATAGTGCCCGCCCGTTGGCTATCGTCAGTGGCCCGCAGCCGGACTGGGACTACGAGCTGATTGTGAAGCGCGGCGCCCTCTCGAACTGGACGGCCGGTGCATGGGACACGGCCAATAAATTACTGGGTGGACCGACGCCGCTGTCCAACGGTATTGTCAGCGGGTTGGTCGCCGGCGGACTGGGGTACGGCGCTGGCGCACTTGCCGAGCACTTGTTCCCCGAGCGGTATATCCAGCGGGGCAAATTACGGCGCACACTGGGTAATGCGGGGCTACTGTTTGGCGCCGGCATTG